TTACCTATCAAAGCCATTACGTTTATCTCCTGTAGTGATAGTTGTGAACCGTTTATTTCTGCTTCTAATCCCACAACGACACTTGTTCCATATCCTGTAGCATTTAAACTACGTTGATTAGTTAAAGCACCACCAGTAAACTCTACAGTGGTGTATTCACTATCACCGTAGTATCCAGTAATCTGATCTCCTACTGTAAACTCCGCTGTTGCGTACGTCCCTTTAAAGTCATAAGCCCACTTCATAAAAACTGTAGCGTTATTAGCGCCTACTAGCGTGGGCTTTAATTTCTTTAGAATTTTAACTCTAGCACTGTCACCAAATGTTAAACTAGGACTATAGTACTTAAAACGATATCCTAAGCCGTCATCTTGATAGCCTTCGTACTTACTAATTCCTTCAGACGTTCCTATATAAACTGTACCGTCTTCTAGTCGCGTGTAACAAGTAAAACCAGCAGACAACCAACGGGTAACACGATAAGATCCATTTTCTAATGTGCCTCGAACATCAAAGCAATAGGTTATGTTTTGTCCTACAAAAGTTAATAAATAAAAACCCTCTTCAGGACTATAAACAGATCTAAAGAATGTATTCTCTGTTTGTAATGCACTAATAATATCTTTAGTAATATTACCTGACAGACTACTAATAGGTAATGACTTTTCTTGAACTGTTCTACCAAAACTTTTAAGGCCTGTATGCGCTAAAAACAACACATCAGTACCTGTGTACTGTACAGTATCTCTGTTTACACAGCCCACACCAGCTACTGTGTCAGCTAAGGCCATTGTTGCAGGAGCTTCTGCACCAGAGTAAGTAACAATACTATGCTTACCAAATATAATTAGTAAGCCGTTGTGTGCCGCTAGTGCAACAATCTCGTCATAACCATCAGGCCATACTTTAGATATGTCAATAGAACCACTAGTACCGCCTGAGTAATCGTGACCTATTAACAAATCAGACCAGTAAACAGTCGAAGGACTGCTACCTACTCCAGTTACCCACAGACGACCAAAAGCTGACAAAACTTCGTTACCCTGTACAACACCGGCAGCACCAGAGACTGCATCTAAACGTACTACAGACGAACCGTCGTACACCAAAGGTGCATGAGAAGCTTGAAATAAATAAGCCTTGTCATTAAAGTTAACAATCTTCCAGTTGTCAGCAGTGATTGTATAACCGCCGGGTGTAGCGTCTGTAAGCGTTGTAGTGCCTGTAAATATCTTATTGTTACCTACAGACAAAATTACACTGCTGCCGCTACTCCTATCAAACTCTTTTATAGCTCTAATTGACTCAGACCCTAAAGCTGTCTTGTTAGTTGTAATAACAACATGACCTTTACGTGCAGCAATACGACCACGTTTATCAATTACAGCATTGTCTGCAATCTCTGCAAACGACGGATCTTGAGCCAGCGGAGAGTCTTCGGTATTGATTCCCTTAAACGCTGGTGCAACAAGATTAATACTTTTAAGTTCTTGAGCCATATCAAATAGTCCTAAAGATCATCTCTTCGGGGTGCTTTGCTGCGTCTATTGCAATAGCGTCAGACAGAAACTTGTCAGCAATACTAAAGTACTCAGCAGTAGAAGTACCGCCAGTCTCACCACGTTCACGGGTTAGCAAAGCTACTGCAAAGTGAATAATAGGTTGTGAAGGTACAAGTAATACATCAGTGTTAGCGCTTAAGTCCGCTTGTCGTTTAACTACATCAAAACGTAGGTTGTATACGCCGTCAGGAGTTGGTCCTACTAGTACTTGGGTATCACCGTTAGCGTCAAGACCGTTGTACGTGTAGTACCTTGGTGTGCCTTCTGACGCATTAGCAATATATATTTGTTCGTTAAACCAGTCCTTAGTCTGATAATCCATAAAGAAATTACTAGTGTCATTAAGAACACACATAACCTTTACGTTATCACCGCAGTCAGTTAGTGAATAAGTATTGTCAGACGCAACAGTAGGAACAATAATAGTGCTACGTAAAGCAGACCAGTCTGTTGCCTCCTCTACTAACGTTTTAGCATCATTAATAAAGTCACCAACCATCTTGTTATAAGTAGTACTAGTTACTGAGGTGGTTTCTTCCTCACGCAACCTACGTAGCACACTATTCATTAAATTTAGGTATGTCATACAAGCATCCCGCTGTTCTGAAATAAGAATTTATTCAGTTCTATATCATAATCTTTTTGAGGTTCTGGTTGATACCCTATGTACTGGAAACCCGGAGGAGCATAAGACAACATACCCTTATGAGGAGTAAAATCTGACTTTATAGGTGCGCCACTAAGCATACCGTCACCATCACCGTCGCCGTCACCATCACCATCGCCATCACCAGCGCCGTCTCCTGTGCCAGTACCTGTTCCGGTACCGTCTCCAGTTCCGTCCCCAGTGCCGTCCCCAGTGCCATCTCCAGTGCCTGTAGTATCTTTGCTTTGCTCTTCGGCGTCCTTACGTCCTTGTTCTGAAGATTCAAGATCTTTCTCTAGCTGTTCGTCAGCAGCATCTTTATTTGCTTGTTCAGCATCTTTAGCTTCAGTTTCAGCAGTAGTGTCTTTCTGGGCGTTTTCGTCTTTAGTAGATTCTTCTGCAGCCTGTTGTTCCTTAGCGGCTTCTTCTGCAGCCTGTTGCTCCTTATCTTGAGCCTCTGCAGCTTGTTCGTCTTTAGCTCTTTCAGCCTCTTTAGCCTCTGTTTCAGCCTGAGCGTCCTTAGCAGCCTCTGCTTCTTTTTCCTGTGTTTCAGCCTGAGCGTCCTTAGCAGCCTCAGCTTCCTTGTCTGCAGTTTCAGCGTCTTTTTGCTCTTGTTCTGCTACAACGTCTTTTTGCTCTTCCTCAGCCTCTTTTTGAGCACTTTCAGCTTCAGCATCCTTAGCGGCTTCCGCTTCTTTATCACGAGTTTCAGCCTGTGCGTCCTTAGCAGCCTCTGCTTCTTTATCAGCAGTCTCTGCGTCCTTCTGCTCTTGTTCAGCTTGAGTGTCCTTCTGTTGCTGCTCCGCTTCCTTATCAGCAGCTTCAGCTTCTTTCTCTTGCTGTTCAGCAGCAGTTTCTTCTTTTTCCGTTTGTTCGGCGTCCTGTTCTTTCTGCTCTTGTTCAGCCTGACGATCCTTTTCTTGCTCTTCTGCTGCGTCCTTGTCCGCCTGTTCAGCTTCTTTTTGTTCCTGTTCAGCCTGAGTGTCTTTCTGACGTTGTTCTGCGTCTTTCTCTAACTGTTCGGCAACGTCCTTTTCAGAATCTTCGGCTACATCTTTATCTACTTGTTCCGCTTCTTTTTGTTGTTGTTCGGCAGCATCTTTATCAGCTGTTTCAGCATCAGCCTCTTTCTGCGCTTCTTCAGCAGCCTGAGCTTCTTTGTCTTCTGTTTCAGCTTGAGCTTCCTTTTGTGATTCCTCAGCAGCCTGAGCTTCTTTATCAGCTGTTTCTGCGTCAGCTTCCTTTTGTGCTTCTTCAGCAGCTTGAGTTTCTTTGTCTAAAGTTTCAGCCTCAGCTTCCTTCTGAGTTTCTTCAGCAGCTGTGTCTTTTTGTTCCTGCTCTGCTTGACGATCTTTTTCAATTTCTTCAGCGTCTTTAGCTTCGTCTTCGGCTTCCTTCTGGTCCTCTTCAGCTTGACGGTCCTTGTCTGCCTTTTCTGCCGACGCTTCTTCTTTAGTCTGTGTTTCAGCCTGTGCTTCTTTGTCTGCTCTTTCAGCTGCCTCTTCTTCCTTAGTCTGTGTTTCAGCCTCAGCGTCCTTAGTAGAGCGTTCAGCTGCCTCTTCCTCTTTGGTCTGAGTTTCAGCTTGAGCTTCTTTGTCTGACCTTTCAGCAGCTTCTTGTTCTTTAGTTTGAGTTTCTGCTTGAGATTCCTTTTCTGACTGCTCCGCTTCTTCTTTATTACCTTGTTCAGCTTCTTTGAAGATACGTTCAGACTCGTCTTTTTCTACTTTTTCTGACTCTTGCTCTTCTTTTTCTACGGTTTCAGCCATGTCTTTTTCACGGGTTTCAGCTTCAGTTTCTTGTTGCTCTTTATAAGCCCCTTCAGCTTGTCCCGGTTCATCATAGACTGTAGTGTCGTCTTCAGGTGTTTCGTAAATAGGTACTTCTCTATCTTCTATTTCATCATAGACATAGCCTACAGGTTCAGGCTCTGGAGGTGCTTCATAACCTTCATACGGTTCTTCTTCTAAATAAGAGTCGTCCCACTGTTGTCCTGTGTATTCTTCCCAATCATCAATCAACCCGTCACGTACTTCGGGGTCAGTTTCATCACGAATAGCTTCATGGATTTGACGTGCAATAATACTGTCTTCCATACCAGAATAAATTTCGGTAGAAGTGTTAAAAGTATCGTCAGTTTCAATGTCAGTTACAGGTGGTTCTGCGTCTTTTTCAGCTTCTTCAGCAGCAGCTTGGTCTTTTTCTTGTTGTTCTGCAGTAGCTTCTTTATTAGCTTCTTCAGCAGCAACCTGTTCTTTTTCTTCAGTCTCAGCTTGAGCTTCTTTATTAGCTTCTTCAGCAGCAGCCTGTTCTTTTTCTTCAGTCTCTGCATCAGCTTCTTTTTGTGCTTCTTCAGCAGCTTGGTCTTCTTTAGTTTGTGTCTCTGCCTCAGCTTCTTTTCGTGTTTCTTCAGCCGCTACTTCTTTAGCTTCTTCTTCAGCCTGACGATCTTTTTCAGTTTCTTCAGCGTCCTTGACTTCTTCCTCAGCTTCTTTATTTTGTTCCTCTGCTTGTCTTTCTTTCTCGTTTTGTTCTGCAGCGGTTTCTTCTTTTTCTTCAGTTTCTGCAGTAGCTTCTTTATCAGCCCGTTCAGCAGCCTCTTGTTCTTTTGTTTCAGTTTCTGCAGTAGCTTCTTTATCTGCTCTTTCGGCTGCTTCTTCTTCCTTAGTTTGAGTTTCAGAATCAGCTTCTTTTTGTGTTTCCTCTGCTACAACATCTTTTTGAGTCTGTTCTGCTTCTTTATCAGCTTCTTCAGAAGAGTCACCGCCTCCTCCACCGCCTTCTTCTTCATCTTCTTCAGGGTCTTCTATTATAGGGGGAATGTTAATAACGTACACAACCCCTGTTTCTGGGTCAGTCCATGTTCCTGACTCAGTATACTCAGAAGGATCAACATCAGGGAATTGTTCGTTAAATTCATCTTCATTTAACAACACCTGTTCCATTTCTGGTGTTGGCTCAGGTTCTGGCTCAGGTGGCGGAGGCTCTAAACCACCGGGATCTCCAGTAGGTTGTTGTGCTAACCATTCTTCATAGCCACCAGCTTCAGCTATTTCTTGTGCTATTACTCCTAATTCTGCTGCACTAGATCGTTCTACAGCAGTTTGAAGAGCTTCTATGGTTTCTGGATCAAGACCTTCAATTGTGCCTTGAGTTCCTGCCATAACGTCCATTAGTATTTCAAAAATGGACTCTATTTCTCCTAATCTAGTGGGACCAACATCTACATCTCCAGTATCAATTGGCACATTTGTGTCCGGCATTGGAGTACCAAACGGCGATGGAGGATCTGCAATATCGCCAAAAGAATTAGTAAGCATACCCCCGGTGTTGACAGGCATGTACCCAACAGGAGTATGCTCAACAAACTGTCCGTTTATTTTAAAAATATCACCGTACGCCATATTACTTCTTCCAGTTAGCTAAACCGCGTAACCCAAATGAAGCTGCAACGGCAGCACCCAAGAAACCTTTGTACCACTCAGGCATAGAATCTAATGCTTCAAAGCCGGACATTACTACAGGAACCATGCTAGGAAAGAACGCAAGAATACAAGGTACTGAAAACAAAATTGTAAACCACTCGTCTTTCCATGAGTTAGCCGCATTGTTCGCATGTATGTTTTCCCAGTTAGCGTCCTGCTGTATAGCTACCATCTTACGCTCATGGACAGCCTTTTTCTCTTCTGACTTGCGCTGAAGATGCCCACCAACAAGGTTAACAATAGGTCCAATAAGCTGTTGTATCATTCTGTATCCTGATCCCAAAGAGCTTCGATAGTTCCAATACGAATTGTTAACTCGTGAACCTCTTCTTCTATCTGACGTAAACCAACAACATCAATCTGAATACTTTCAATCATCATGTCTTGTCGAGCGTCGTCAGGTAAAGACCCAAGCTCTCCACGAGGCCATAAGATACGAAACTCAGTGTTACGCTCTATTTCTAGTTGTGACTTGTCAAAAGAATGCTCAATAGTATTAAGACGCTCTTGAATACCGAAGTAAGCCATAGTGGCAATAGACGTAGCCGCAACCATAGCAATCAAGTTACGAATAGGTATAGTCACATTTGTTGACTCGTTAATATCCATATCTACCTAGCAAACTCTAAGATAGCAACAGCAACAACTATGATTACGGAGATAGACGCAAACCCACCCTGCATCATCTTCTCCAGTCTATCAAAGCGTCTGTTATGTTCATCAAGCTGTAGCTGGATCATCTGATACCGTAAGGCACACTCAGCTTCATGTTTGTCTAAACGTGCTAATGCGTCATCTACAGAATTCATACCGACTTCCTTTTATTGGTTTACCAAGGCACACCAGATGCTTCTACTGGATTTACC